GGAACGGGACCCTCAAGCACACTGGATGTCCGGACCTCCGGTCTCATGTTCTCCACGCGGTTGCTCGTCGACTTCCGGGCGGGGACTATCGCTTCGACCGTCCGTCCACGGTTCGCTCCAATGTCCGAGCCCAGGACAGGCGAGTCATCGACGCCCTGACCGCCGCCGCGATGGTCGTGGAGCACTCCAACCGCGCGAAACCCAAGAAGTCCGTGTACGCGGAGCGAGCGAAGATGTTCGCCGAGGCCTAGCAGCACCCCTTCATCTCATGTGGCCCTTCAAGAAGAAGGCTCTCACCGGGAGCCCCGCGGTCCTCGACGCCCTCAGGGACGGATCGATGCAGCCGTACCCGCTGCTCGGCGGCGGGAGCCGGCAGCGCATCCAGGACGCCTACAACACCGCCCAGTCAGCGAACTTCTCCTGGATCTACCGTCGCAGCCCCGCCGTTCGCAAGGTCGTGGACGTCATCGTGCGCAACGTCGGCCAGCTGGACCTCAGGCTGTACGAGGAGGTCAGCGAGGACGAGCGGCAGCCTCGACCTGAGCATCCGGCGGCACTGTCGATGCGCTACCCGAACGAGAACGCGTCGGCCGACTCGTTCATCCGGGCGATGTTCAAGGACTTCCTGCTGTTCGACAACGCCTACGCGCTCCTGACGCCAGCACCGAACGGGCAACTGTCGCTGAACCGGATGCCGGTCCCGATGGTCGAGATCCGCGGCTCGAGCATGTTCGTCGCCGAGGGCTACCGGCTGTGGCGCCGTGACGGCACGTTCATCGACTTCACGCCCGATCAGGTGTGGCACTGGCACGGCGAGGACCCCGACGAACCACGGATGGGCCTCTCGAAGCTCGAGACGCTCCGCGACGTCATCGCCGAGGATGTTGCGCTTCGCCAGGCCACGGTTGAGCTCGCGAACGCCGGGCTTACGGAGCCCGCCTGGGTGTTCCGGCCGCTGGAGGCGCCTCAGTGGGAGAACGAGGACCGCAAGGCGTTCGAGGAGGATCTGACGAACCGGATGCGCCGGCGCAACAAGATGCCGGTGGTGCTCGAAGAGGGCATGGAGATGAAGTCGTTCGGTGTGTCCCCCAGGGACGCCCAGATGATGGACCTGCGCCGGTGGGCAACCATCGAGATCGCGGGCGAGTACGGGCTTCCGCTGGGGATGGTGGGACTTGCGGACAACCTCACCGAGGCGCGGGAGCAGTTCTACTCGGACACGCTGCCCCCGTACTGCGAGGACTTCACGAAGTCCGCGAATCAGCGCATCCTGGTCCGCGGTTACGGCTGGACGGACGGCTGTTTCGAGTTCAACCTGGATGAGAAGCACATGGGCGACGACCGGCTGAAGGCCCTGACCTCGGCGACGGGCCGGCCGGTGATGCTGACGAACGAGGCGCGAGCGAAGATCAACCTGCCCCCCGTGGACGGCGGCGACGAGCTTGTCACCCCGGCGAACGTGACGGTCGGCGACAATCCGCTGCCTTCGGTGGACGTGATGCCGATCCAGGACCCGAACGGGCCCCCGCAGGACGGCTCTCACCGCGAGAACCGGCGTCAGATCGCCCGCAAAGCGGAGGAGTTCTCGCCGCTGCCGCAGATGCATCCGGGCCGCAAAGCCGACCTTGATCGCCAGCACCGCAACATCGACCTATCGCAGGCGGCGGTTCAGCGGCACTTCAACCGGCTCGAGCGGTCGCTTCGCCAGAAGAACGGGAAGGCCGACTGGTCCCGCTGGGATCGGGAGTTCGGTGATGACCTTCACCGGGTGGTGGAGCAGATCGTGGAGAAGGAAGGCACGATCTACGCGTTCAAGCTCGCCGGCCAGTTCGACATGAACCGCGTCAAGAACTATCTGCGGGCGATGGCGGAGGGCGCGGCGGAGGGCATCAACTCCACGGTCCGTCAGGAGATCGACGACCTCGGCCTCGACGGCGCCCTTGCCCGCGCCCCGCAGCATGTCGCCTCCGCAGGGTCCGGTCTGGGCGCCAGTGCGACGCGCTGGGCTCGTGAGGAGGCGGCGAGGCAGTCCCCGGGCACCGAGCACAGGGTGAAGGTGTGGATCGCTGATACGCAGCGTCACGCCGAGTTCGACGGTGACGCGGTTCCGCTCGAAGAGGACTGGCCGGCCGGGTTCGCCCCGGGTTCGGCGCCCGGGTGCGCTTGCACCCAGGCGATCCAGTAGTACCAAGCCACCCTTCTGCCGCTCTGGCGGCTTCATGGACATCCGTAGCCCTCTCAGGAGGACTGATGCTGCACAAGTCGTTCGACATCCTCGAGGCGAAGGCCGACAGCGAGAAGGGCACGTTCGAAGCGACCGTGGCCGTGTTCGGCAACGTCGACAAGGGCGGTGACCGGATCATGCCCGGCGCGTTCAAGGACACGCTCACGAAGTGGGCTGCGTCCGGTGACCCGATCCCGGTGATCCTCAGCCACCAGTGGGACAACCCGATGGCCCATATCGGCGTTGTCGATGAGGCGAAGGAGACCGAGCGGGGCCTGTGGGTGAAGGGCACCCTCGACGTCGCCGACAACGACGTTGCCCGCCAGGTTCACCGGCTGATGAAGCGCCGGTCGCTGAAGGAGTTCAGTTTCGGCTACTCGGTGCCGAGGGGCGGCGAGAAGCGGGCGAAGGACGGCGCGAACGAGCTTTCGCTGATCGATCTGGCGGAGGTCGGCCCGACGCTGAAGGGCATGAACCCGGCGACGGAGCTTCACGCGGTCAAGACGGCGCTCGAGGAGAAGGCCGCCGGCATGGCGGGCCTGATGCAGCAGATGCGCCGGATGCTCGACGCGGAGGCCGCCCCGACGGCGGAGCAGATGCTGGCGTTCGCTCGCCGCATCAACGACGAACTTGGTGCCCCGGCGAAAAGCGAAGGGCACGAGAACCAGAAGGACCAGCAGGACCCGAAGGATGCGGAGGTGACCGGCAAGGAGCCTGCGGCTCGCTCGGTGGACCCGCTGAAGGAAACCGCCATGAAGGCCGCCCTGGGCGTCCTCACGAGCGGGGCGAAGCCACCCGCGGTCGCCAAGGAGAAGCCCGCGCCGGTGCCGGAGATGGATCCGGAAGACCTGCGTAGGCACTCGCGTGACCTGATGTTGACAGTGCTAACCGGAATCGAGGTCACGACATGAACCGCTACGAGCGGGAGATCAAGGGGATCGACGAGGCGAAGTTCAAGCACGCCACGGAGATCAAGGAGCTGTACAAGAAGGAGCAGGAGGAGGACCGCGCCCTCACCGAGGAGGAGCGCCTCGACGTCGAGAAGGCGGTGAAGGCGATCAAGGTGCTCGACGAGCAGCGCGAGCAGGCCGAGGCGAACCTGAAGACGATCCAGGAGGCCGACGACCTCGGCCGCAAGCTCGGACCGGCGGTCGGCTCGATGAGCGTCATCTCCGAGCCGCACGACCGGATGAATCACGCGATCCAGTCGTTCACGGCGAAGAGCATCGGTGAGCAGTTCACTGACAGCGCCGGCTACAAGGCCGCCGTGGATGCCTACAAGTCCGCGGGCAGGCTCCCGTCCGGGTTCTCGACCGGCGCGGTCGGCCTCGAGGCGAAGGGCACGCTCCTGGAGGGCGCGGGCGGCGGCGGTGGCGCTCTCGCTGCGACGGTCCCGCAGGTCGTCCCGGGTGTCGTAGACCGGCTGTTCCAGCAGCTGACGGTCGCCGACCTGCTCATGCAGGGCCAGGCGTCCACGAACAGCATCCGCTACGTGGTGGAGGGCACCGCGACCAGCGGCGCCGCGGGCGTCGCGGAGGGCGGCACGAAGCCGGAGTCGAGCCTCGGCCTCACGACCACGGACGAGCCGATCAAGAAGATCGCGACGATCCTCCCGGTCTCGGAGGAGATGCTCGAGGACGCACCCGCGATCCAGTCCTACATCAACGGGCGCCTGTCGCTGTTCGTCCGCATTGAGGAGGAGCGCCAGCTTCTCCGCGGCGCCAGCGGCGGCAACGAGGTGCAGGGCATCCTCACGTCCCGCAACGTCCCCGTGTACGCGGGCGGCACCGCGCAGGGCAACAAGGCGGAGCAGCTGTTCAAGGGCATGAACGGCATGCGAGGCTCCGCGTTCCTGGAGCCCGAGTGGGTGATCATCAACCCGACGGACTGGCAGGACATCCGTCTGCTGAAGGACAACAGCGGCCAGCTGTACGGTGGCGGCCCGTTCTTCGGTCCGTACGGTGGGCCGCAGGGCCCGGCGACGTCGAGCAGCCAGGTGTGCGGCGCGACGGA